ATACTTAAAGAAAGATTTTTAGTTTGGAGTATATTCTTAAACGATGTTGAAGAAGGGGGAGAGTTAGAGTTCTTGTACCATAGTATGAGAGTTAAACCCAAAAAAGGTAGTATGGTTTTGTTTCCTGCTGCTTTTACCCACACTCATAGAGGTAATCCACCTATGTCAAATACAAAATATATTGCTACTGGTTGGTATTATGCCTTTGGAGAAAGATAAAACAATTTCTACGCCCATACATAGAGTCAGTACAATTACAAGCTCAAGTATGGAAGATTTTAGAATTAAAAATAATTATGGCAGAGAAGGCACACCCACAACTAACACACTAGTTGATCGTTTATCTAAACTTTATAAGTCAGATGGTTGTGTTTTGACACCTTCTGGAATGACATCTATCACACTTGCATTTATGTCAATTTTAAAGTCAAAAGATCATATTTTGATACCAGATTGTATATTAGGCTCTGCAAGAAGATTCATAGAACAAGAGCTTCCTAGACTAGAAATTACATATGATTTCTACAATGTTAGAGATTTAAAACAATTAGAAACACTTATAAATAATAACACAAAAGCAATATATATAGAAAGTCCAGGCACATATACGTTTGAAATAATAGACATAAAAAAAGTTGTAGATATATGCAAAAAACATAATTTAAAGTCCATAGCAGACAATACATGGGGAACAGCTTTACACTTTAATCCATTTGATTTTGGTGTAGATATAGTTGTTGAAGCTATTAGTAAATATGCCTCTGGTCACTCTGATGTAATGATGGGAGTAGCTTTGGCTAATAAAAACAATTTGTTAGAGTTACAAAGATGGCATAAAAACTGTGGTATATGTGTCAGTTCAGATGATGCTTACTTAGTCATAAGAGGCTTAGATACATTATCAATGAGATTAGAAAAATCCTCAAAAAACAGTATAGAAATAGCTAAGTATTTAGAAAAAAATAAACAAATAAAAAAAGTTATTCATCCTGCTCTACGTCAACATCCAGATCATAAATTATGGAAAAAATATTTTAAAGGTTCTTGTGGTGTGTTTGCTATAGAATTTCAAGATAAAATTGATGAATATGCTATAAATGAATTAGCAAATAACTGTAAAGTATTTAATATTGGCACATCTTGGGGTGGACACAATAGTTTGTTAGCAACCACAGATGTTTCTAAATGCAGAAATTTAAGTACAAGTTATGTACCCTCTGGGCAATGTTTAAGAATTTACACTGGAACAGAGGAAGCAAAAGACTTAATAAATGATTTAGATAATGCTTTTAATAAAATGAAAGAATACATTTATACAAGAGTTGGTGATGCCCTTTTGTTTTGGTAATACAAGTAATATTGAAATATTTTAAAAAGAATAGTATCATGATGCTATGCCTATTACATCTTTAAAATTCAGACCTGGTATTAATAAAGAAACAACATCTTATTCTAACAAAGGTGGCTGGAACGACTGTGATAAAATTCGTTTCCGATTTGGTTATCCAGAAAAAATAGGTGGATGGGAAAAATATTCTGCAAATACTTTTCTTGGTTCTGCAAGAACTCTTCATGCTTGGGCAAATCTTGAAGGTAATAAATACCTTGGATTAGGAACAGAAATTAAATTTTATATTGAGCAATCTGAAGGATATAACGATATAACTCCTATCAGACGTAAAGTTGTAAATGGTGTAGTTGTATTTGATTTAGATGGATTAACAATTACAGCCATAACATCTGGCAATGGATCAACTGGTGAGATTGGTACTGTCGTTGTACTTGGTTCACAAGATGTACCTGTATTGGCAAGAAACCCAGACACAGGTGTTCTTTCAATAGCAACTGGAGAAGTTGGAACAGTTACAGTAGACATACCACCAACTGGAGCAAATTTATTTGGAACAAGTGGACTTGGAACTGTAACTGTGTCTATAACAGACGAATCAACAGTTGTTGTAGGTGATTAAAATATGGCAATAACTTTTATTACATCAACATCAAGTTCAACTGTTACTGTGAATGATACTTCTCATGGAGCAATAGTTGGAGATTTTGTAACTTTTAGCAATGCTAATACTGGTAATACAACTTTAAATTCCCAACTTAATCAAGAGCATGAAATTGTTACTGTGCCAACAGATGACAGTTATACAATAACATTAAGTGATGATGCGGCAGCAACTTTGTCTAGTTCTGGTAGTGCTGATGCAGAGTATCAATTAAATATAGGACTTAATGTTGTTGTTCCTGGTAGTGGTTGGGGTGCTGGAACTTGGAGTGCAGACGGCTGGGGTTCTGCATCAAGCGAAACAGTGACTAACACTTCATTACGTTTATGGTCGCAAGATAATTTTGGAGAAGATTTAATATTCAACGAAAAAGATGGTTTTGTCTTTTATTGGGACAAAACATTAGACGTAACAACGAGAGCAAAAAATTTAATAGAATTATCTGATGCGGCTCCAACTAAATCAAGAAAAGTAATAGTATCTGAAAGAGATCGTCATGTCATTTGTTTTGGTGCTAATCCTATAGGATCTTCAACGCAAGATAGATTGTTAGTAAGATTTAGTTCGCAAGAAAATCCTTTTTTATGGACACCGACTGCAACAAATACCGCTGGAAGTTTGAGAATTGGTTCTGGATCAGAGATTATTACGGCTGTAAAAACAAGAAGAGAGATTATAATTTTAACTGACAACTCTGTGCATAGTATGCAGTTTATAGGACCACCTTTTACTTTTGGAGTAAATCAGCTTGCTAGTGCGATTACTGTTCGTGGTTTTAATAGTGCTGTTGCGGTGGGTGATGCTGTCATGTGGATGGGTTATGATAGATTTTATATTTATGATGGTCGTGTTCAAGTGATACCATGTTCTGTAAGAGATCATGTATTTAATGATTTTAACGAAACTCAAGCAGAGAAGGTGTTCGCTGGAGTAAACTCATCTTTTGGCGAAGTCTTTTGGTTTTATCCATCTGAATCTAATTCTTTATCAAATGGTGGTGATGGAGAAAACGATAAGTATGTAGTTTACAATTACGATCAGAAAATTTGGTATGTTGGTAGTTTAAAGCGGACTGCGTGGGTAGATCGTGGTGTCTATCAATATCCTTTAGCTACTAATTCAAATCTTGTATACAATCATGAAAAAGGAAATGATGATGATGGTACTGCTTTTACATCATTTATAGAATCAAGTCCTATAGACATACAAGATGGAGATCAGTTTGTATTTATAAGAAGAATGATACCAGATGTAAGTTTTGAAAACAGTGATCCTGACATTAATGATAGTCAAAAAGGTGTTTTTATGTCTCTTAAAGCACAAAGAAGTCCTAATGGTGGTTTTGTTAAAACATCAACACAAACTGTATTCTCTGATACTGAAATTAGTCACCTAAGATTGCGTGGAAGGTCATTTGGTCTTACAGTATCAAGCACAACTCCTAAAGTAAATTGGAGGCTTGGCACTCAAAGAGTTGATTTAAGAGCGGATGGGGATAGATGAGTAGACAACTTGTACCACCAAATTTTTCTTTGCCACCAGAGGAGTATGATCCACAATATTTCAGTGAGATGGTAAGAAGTTTAAGTCAACTTGTCACACAATTGCAAAACCCTGGAGAACTTAGAGGCACAAAAATAACACTTACTGATTTACCAACAAGTGATGAAGGTCTTGAGACAGGAGCTCTTTTCAACGATAATGGAACAATTAAAGTCAAGATATAGACGAAACAATAAATATAGGTTAATATAGAAGCATGAGTTTGGGTAAATTATTAAAATCAATAGCACCGATTGCTATTAGTGCCTTTGCAGGACCAGCTATAGGAGCTTCTTTTGGTGCTAGTCCTTTTGTTAGTAGGGCAGTTACTGGAGCCTTAACATCGAAATTAATGGGTGGTAAAACCAAAGATGCTTTAAGAAATGCCTTATTAGCAGGTGTAAGTGGTGCTGCTTTTGATAAATTTAGTGGTGCAGAACAGGCTGCTGGTCAAGCTGCAAACCGAACAATTGCTCAGTCTGGAGCAAAAACAATGGCTGGAAACCCAGAAATTGCTGCAAAAATGGGTGTAAATACAGTGCCAACAGAGGCAGCAACTAAAGGAATTGCTGAAACATTTAAACCTAGAACATTTAGTGCAGAGTTACTTAAATCTGCTGGTGTTGGTGGTGACAACCTTCTTGCTCGTCTACTTAATACACCAATGGGCGAAGGTTTAACAGCAGGTTTGTTGGCACAATTACTATCTAGTGGCGATGAAGACGAAGATACAAGAACAGCATTCGAAAGAAGACCATTTGGTGCTGGGGGACCTGGTGGAAGA